AGAAACGGAAAAACTATTTATTTAAATGATTCAATTAATAGATAGCTATAAACCGTTATTTTACGAGGAACCCGAAACAAGGTATTATTTAATAACCGGCGGACGTGGATCGGGGAAATCTTGGACGTTAGCGTTATTTCTTTTGAATCTAACTTACCAAAAAGGCCACGTGATTTTATTCACCCGTTACACTTTGGTTTCGGCTTTCATTTCAATAATCCCTGAATTCTTGGATAAAATCGAAATAATGGGCAAAGTAAATGACTTCGAAGTAACGCAAAGCGAAATTATAAATAAGCTCACAGGCTCAAAGATTCTATTTCGTGGAATCAAAACGAGTTCAGGCGTCAATACTGCAAATCTTAAATCGATTGCGGGCCTTTCTACTTGGATAATTGATGAAGCGGAGGAATTGACCGATCCCGACGTATTCGACAAGGTCGACCTATCAATACGAGCAAAGGATAATTTTAACCGCGTTATTTTGGTAATGAATCCCGCTTATAAATCGCATTGGATTTATAATGACTTTGTAAAAAAGAAGCGAAGCGACACGACCTACATTCATACAACTTACCTAGATAATAAAATAAACTTAAGCGATTCATTTATACAAGCGGCCGAGAAAACCAAAAGAGAAAACCCCGCGCGATATGAGCATTTATTTTTAGGTACTTGGTTAGACGACGCCGACGGAATGCTATGGAATCGCGCAATAATCGCCAAAACTAGAATAAGCGAAGCGCCTAACCTTTCTAGGATAATTGTGGCAATTGATCCAGCCGTAACTGCGAATATGAATAGCGACGAAACTGGAATTATTGTAGTCGGAAAAGATAGCGAAGGATTTGGCTATGTGTTGGAAGACCTAAGCGGAAAATATAGCCCGAACCATTGGGCAAAGGTAGCTAACGACGCGGCTTTTAGATGGAACGCTGATTGTATAGTTGCCGAAAAGAATCAAGGTGGTGACATGGTTGAAGCCGTATTAAAATCCCAAGGAACTAATTTCAGGATAAAGTTAGTAACAGCGACCAAAGGAAAATACGTCAGAGCAGAACCCGTTTACTCGCTTTATGAGCAAGGGCAAATATATCACGTCGGAAGTTTTCCGATCTTAGAATCTCAAATGGTTACCTTTGACCCTGACAAAGGAAAAAGCCCCGATCGAGTTGACGCGCTAGTTTGGGGATTAACTGAATTAATGGTAAAAAACAACTTTGAATTTTCAATATGAAAAAAGAATCAATTGCACTGATTATGTGGATAATAGCTTGTTATCTATTGGCTTCCTTTGTATTTCTAAATTTTAACCTATTCGCGTGGGATTGGTACGGCCGTTTGGGTTTGGTAGTAATGTGGTTTTGGGGAGTCGCATATTTTGAAAAAAATATTTAATGTATATTTGCTAAAACGAATATGCTATGCTATTAAAGGCTCTAAGGTCTTACATTAATCCTGCGGTAATTTCGACGCCACAGAAACCAGATGTAAACCTACTCAATCAAATCCTATATGGCCAATTCACAGCCTCCACGCTGGTAGTTTGGTACGACTCTAATCAACAGACATTTATCGATAAAGGATACAAAGGTAATGCCTTAGTTTATTCTATTATTCGAAAAATAGCTGAAAAGGGTAAACAATGCCCTACTTACGTTTACAAGGAAACTGAAGCGGCAAAGAAATACAAAGGAGGAAAATATAGCGCTAAGGAATTAAACAGAGTTCAAAGTATAGCATTTAGAAAAAAAGAGCTTCAGGACGTTAGTTATTCCGATCCTGTCAACCAGTTGATTAAGAATCCAAATCCAATGCAGACTTGGGCTGAATTCTTGGATTCTATGCTAACGTGGTACAATACTAGCGGAGAAATATTCGTTTACGGATTTCAGCCGACAGATGGCCTGAATAAGGGTAAGATTAAGGAAATGTACGTTATGCCGTCTAACTATGTGGAGATAGTTGCTGGCAACCTATTCGAGCCTGTGCGAGGTTATAAATTGATTATCGGTGATCAGAACATTGAGATTCCTGCTAGTCAAGTGTTGCACATTAAGACAACCAACCTTACTTGGGATTTGAATGGCGCACAGTTGCGCGGAATGCCTCCGCTCTTGGCTGGTATTACCACATTACAGGCTAACAACGAAGCGACCGAGGCGAAGCAGAGAACTTTCCAGAATGGTGGTGCAAAAGGTATTATTTCACCAAATGTTCCTAATCCAGAGTTTTGGCCGTCTCCAGAGCAACGCGCTAAGATGGACGAGCGGATTGACGAGCGAATTAACGGAAGTAAAAACCTTAATAAGATTGTTGCGAGTTCTATTCCTTTGCGTTACGATGCAATTGGTTTGTCGCCTGTGGCAATGGATATTATTAACTCTCAGAATATGGACTTGCAAACTCTTTGCGGTTTGTGGGGAGTTAATCCAGTTTTGTTTACTTCAAACGCTACATACGCCAATTTGGAGGGAGCGCAAAAAGCTTTGGTTACTGACGTAATTATGCCACAGCTTCAAATGATTGAGGAGAAGTTTACCGAGTGGATTGGTCATTCTTATGGGATGGATTATGTTATTGACTTTGATATTTCATCTTTCTCCGAGTTGCAACCAGACGTTCAGGTAATCCTAGATACGTACGGTAAATCGCCGTACTTTACTGGTAACGAAGTAAGAAGCTTATTGAATTGGCACGCAAGCGAAGATCCTGCAATGGACGTGCATTGGATTCCTAGCAACGTAATTCCAAGCGATGAAGCTTTAGGAAATGCGGCAACGGACTTTAGCGATTTCCAAGCGTAAGAAATGAGGAAAATAAATTACTCCAAGGTGAGACGGTCGGCACAAGCTGACCTCAAGAGATACGAGCGCCTTGGGGTAAAGATATTTACAGAAGCTTTGAAGGAGCAGGCTAAACCAGTAGTTCCTTTGATGCCTATGCAGGAGGCTTACATTAAGTTTTATCAGACTGTATTTGTTGATTCTGCTACTAAGGAGTTTAATAGGATAAGACAGGATAATAAGGAGAAGAAGTTTCTGCCTGATAATTTCTTTGTTGCAACTTGGCTTGAGTTTATAAAGAATTGGGTAATACAGAATCTAGGTCAATTAATCTTTGAAGTTACAGATACTACTCAGAAAAGAGTTAATGAAATTGTTTCTCAAGGTATTCAGGAAGGATTAAATCCTAGACAGATTGAGGAAAGATTACTTCAGCAAATTCCTGACATCAAGCGAGCTAGAGCGATTGCTAGAACTGAATCGACAAGGGCATATAATGAAGGTAAGATGAAATCTGCCATTGATTGGGCTAATCAGACAGGAACTCAGTTATGGAAGATATGGATTCATGGAGGAGCAAAAGAACCAAGGATTCAGCACATTTTAGCGCAGAATAAGCCGATAAGATTTAATCAGCCATTTGTATTCAATAGTAATGGAGTTCAAGTTTTAATGGACAAGCCTGGCGATTTAAATGGTGGTGCTGCTCAGACTATAAATTGCTCTTGTGTAGTAATTTATGTTTCTGAAAGATATGCAAGAAGATATTTTAAGGATATAGGTAGTTTTGTTTCATAATTTTTTTTATTTGTATATTTGCTTAAACGAATAAGCTAGATGGCTGACGAAAACGAAAAGAGTTATTCCGATTATCCAGATTCGGTAAGAAACAACGCTAAACGCGTTTTAGATTACGTTGAGGAAAATGGATGGGGACCTTGCGGAACGCCCGTTGGAAAGCAAAGAGCAAACCAACTCGCAAACGGCGAATCGATTAGCTTAGATACTATTAAAAGAATGTATTCGTATTTGAGTAGGCATGAGGTTGATTTGGAGACTTCTACGTCTTATGGAGAAGGATGCGGTCTTTTGATGTACGATGCTTGGGGTGGTAAGGCTGCTTTAGGATGGAGTAGAAGTAAGCTTAGAGAATTAGGCGAAATAAAAGAAAACGACACTAGAATGATATTAAAAGGACTTAATCAAGGATTTGCAGATAGCGACATGAAGCAAGGGATTGTTTCTGGCTATTTTGCCGTTTTCGGTAATAAGGATTTGGACGGAGATATTATCGAGCCAGGTGCATTTACCAAGACAATCCAAGAGCGTGGCCCAGCTGGAAAGCAACTTATAAAGTATCTTTTGGATCACGATAAGACAAAAGTTGTCGCAAAAATGATGAATCTTTACGAAGATCAGAAAGGCTTGAGATACGATGCTAAAATCGGTAGCCATAACATGGGTCAGGACTTTCAGAAGATGGTGGAGAGTGAACTTATCAATCAGCATTCTTTTGGCTTCCGTACAATTAAAGAAATGTACGATCAACAATCTAAAGCCAATTTGATTAAAGAGGTAATGATGTACGAAGGTAGCGCAGTCCAATTTCTAGGAGCTAATCCAGAAACTACCTTTATTGACCTTAAAAGCGAAGCGGATGCATTCGAGTATTTAACAAGACTTGAGAAGTTTGTAAAGACTTCAGATGCAACTGACGAAACACTTGAGAAATTAGAGAATCAATTAAAATCACTTTTGGAAATGCTAAAGCCAGCCGAGCCTACTTTAGTTGAAACGAAAGCCGTGGAAGTTGAGACACTAACTATAAACGAACTAAAAAAAGAACTAGAAAAATGGAAAATCTAACAATTGATGCCGTTAAGGCGGTAATTGCTGAAGCTGGCGAAGCCATCAAGGCAAAGGCGTTCAACGCCGAGGTAAAAGCAACTGAAGCTTTCGAAAAAGCTGAGGCATTGCTAAAGTCTTTTGCAGGAGTTGTAACCAAAGAGGAAGCAGCTGAAATGCAAAAGCAACTTGACAAACTTGATATTGCATTGCAAAAGAATGCAGTTGAGAAAGAAGTAAACGCAGAAGATTTCAAGAGCGCGTTTATGAAGGCTTACGAGCCAGTTCGTGCTGAAATCGAAAGATTGAAGTCTGAGCCTAACGCTCGTTTGAAAGCTCCTTTGGTTTTCGAAATCAACGAGAAGGCAGTTGGAACTATCACTTTGGCTTCAACTATTGCTAACGAAGCTTCTTCTGGACAAGTAACAATCTCCGAATTTACTGGTGTTGTTTCTCCTATCCGTCAGCGTTTGCTTACTTACCTTGCTAACGCAAGTGTTGGTGCTATCGGAACTCAGTATGCAGTATGGGTTGAAGAGTACGACCAGGAAGGTACTCCAGTAATGATTGGCGAAGGTGTTGAGAAAACTCAAATCGACGTACAATACAAGGAGCAGAGAGCTAAGGTTGAGAAGATTGGTGTTCACATGAAGGTTTCTATGGAAATGCTTGAGGATGCTGCTTACTTGGCTTCTTACATCCAGTCCAATGGCGTTAAGCGTGTTGAGACTGTAATCGAGAACCAATTGTTTACTGGTAACGGTACTTCTCCTCAGCTTGCTGGTTTGCTTTCTAAGTCAACTACTTTCACCGGTGGGTCTATGGCTGGTGGTGTTGAGGCTGCAACTAACTGGGATGTAATCCACGGAATCATTGCTCAGGTTAGAGCTGCGAACGGAACTGCAACTGGAGTATTCGTTGAGACTGGACAATATCACTTGATGCTTTCTGAGAAGGATGCAGACAAGCAATATATCTTGCCAGCTGGCGTTACTTTCAACGCACAAGGTGGAGTTACTGCTTGGGGAGTAAACATTATCCCAACTAACGCTTTGACTGGTACTGCTGCACAATTCGTAGGTGGTGACCTTTCAGTTATCAACGTACGTTTGAGAAGCGGATTGCAGGTAGCAATCGGAGAGTCTGGAGATGACTTCATCGACAACTTGAAGACTGTAAGAATCGAGCAGAGATTGGTTCAATTCATCTCCGCTAACGATACTCCTGTATTGGTTAAGGGTGTGTTTGCAACTGCAAAGGCTCTTCTTGAGACTACTTAATATTTTGTTTGTGTTTGTGTTTAGTGTAAAAGGGCGGGAATTTTTCCCGCCTTTTTTTGTATAACACATTGGAAATGATTTACTTTAAAAATAAAACAATAAAAGATGGCAGATTTTACTTTATGCAAGCCGCAACGATGCAAGCTAAAAATGTCTTGCGAGCGGTATTTGACTAAACCAGGGGGGCTACCTATTTATTTTGATAAGGAACCTTGCAATCAAGAAGGTACACAGTGCCCAATGCATTATAAAAGAAATTGTAAAACTTGTGGAGAAATATGAATATAACAGAGAATGAATTTTTGCAAGCTGAAATAAATGACTTTCAGTTAACGATGAATAATCCAGATTTTGTAGCTCTTGCTAAAGAGGTTGCTCAATATTGCAAGAAGTTTAAACCAGAAAGCGTTTTGGATTACGGATGTGGAACTGGAGTTTATGCTGAGGTATTAAGACAAGAAGGTTTTAATATTTTAGGTCAAGATGTATTTAAATCGCATAGAGATTATTGCAAGGAGAATTACCCGTTGCTAAAAGTTTACCAAAAGCCAAGACAAGCGGATTTAATGCTTTGGATTGAGGTAGCAGAGCATATGACTGACGAAGAGATTACAAAGGCTTTAGATGCTGTAAAACCACGCGTTATTTTATTTTCTTCAGTCCCTTGGACTACTGATTTTGATGCTGATTGGGGCCACATTAATATTAAAAGCGAAAAGGATTGGATTGCAATGTTTAAAGGCTTTGGCTTTAAGCTAATCGAGAAACCAAAAACACCAACTTTATGGGCGTTGACGTTCCAAAGAATCTAATTTACTTTATTTACTACGGCGGTAAAATAACTCATTACCACAGGCTCAATTTAAAGCTATTAAACAAGTACTGGAGCCTTTTTAATGGTAAAAAGGTAGTCAAGGTAGCGGTTGACGGAAGAGCCTTCCTAGAGCCTTTAAAATCGCTCCTACCAAGCGACTGCGAAATTGAAGTCGTGCAGAATAATCCTATAATGGGAGAATCGGTACACTTTTTAGATTCTATAAGTAAAGTAAACGATGGAATCACATTTTACGCTCATTGTAAAGGAGTTTCTAGACCTATTTGGCGCGGCTTAGACCTTTGGATTGAACATAGTTACAAAGGCAACTTGGAAACGATTCCAGACCTTTCTAATAAAGTATTCTCTGGGGTATGTGGTAAGCTTTTGGCTTGCCCTCCATACGTTCCGCAAGACTTTCATTATTCAGGTTCTTTCTACTGGTTTAATACCAAGAAAGTAAAGGTAAGGCTAAAGGATTACGAAATGAACAGATATTTAACCGAGCGATTCCCAGCTATTATTGCAAAGCCTAGTGAATGCTTATTTGGATATCCGTCTTCAAAAAAGAATTTAAACTTTTACGAGGAGAGAACGTGGATCAACCTTTAAAGATATTTTACTCCAATCCATTCGACTTAAATAAAAATATAGGTAAAGCCTATAATCAGTATTTGAGCAGCCTAAATGCCCAAGACGACGATTGGATTGTAATGCAAGACGGCGACATTTTGTATCTAACTGGAGACTGGGGAAAACGAATAAACGATGCTTTGGCTTTAGATGGAGATAAATTTGGATTGGTTGGGTGTTACACGAATAGGCTAAGGTCTAAACACCAACTCCATAAAAACGAGTTTAGCTACGATCTAAACGTTCGGAATCATTACGAAATTGCGATGGCTTACCAAGGTGAAGGTATTCAAGAGATTAAAGAATACATTGCTGGATTCTTTATGGCATTCCAGTATAAGACTTGGAAAAAAATTAGGTTTGTCGAAAATAGCTTGGCCTTTGATTCTCTGTTTTCTATGAGAGTAAAAGAATTAGGTTTAAAGGTTGGTTTAATAAGGTCATTGTACGTTTTTCACGGCTATAGACTTTGGCAAGACGTTGAGCCTTGGAACGATAAAAAACATTTGACAAAATAAATAGTATCTTTATGATAAAATTACTAGAGGATTTAATACCCTTTGAGAAAGGCGAAATAATATGCGTTGGAAAGACGTACAACACTTATTTGGTCAATAAAGGACTAGCAGTTTGGATTAAGGTGGACAAAGAAGAAATAAAAAAGAAATGAGCGTTACAAGACCTTTAGACATTAGATACGCTTCTCAAGTAGCTACCGAGCCAATTACTTTGGCTGAGGCTAAGGCTTGGATGCAAATAGATTTTAACGACTGGGATTCTGTTATCCAAAACGAATTAATCCCAGCGGCTAGGATTGAATCAGAGAAAGCCTCTGGAATGCTTTACGTTCAAAGAAATGTGGTTATCACGGATAATAAAAGAGCTGAGAGAATTTATCCAATTGGCCCTTGGGTGGCGGATGTAACAACTGACGAAACAGAAGTTGAAAACTACACTTATAGCGCTGGATTTAACAATACGAATCCATTGCCTCAAGATTTACAAATCGCTATGCTTAAACGCATTGCAACTGATTTCGCGTTTAGACAAAACATTATTAGCGTTCAAGAGCAAGTTGCTCAAAAGGCAAGTATTACAACCGAAATTAGATACAGAGCAGACTATTTCGTATGATAAACTTTGGAAAATACGACCAGAAAGTTGAATTTATAAACTTTCAAACCATAAGCGATGGAGCTGGAGGCACAACTCCAACTCCTGCTGTTATGCTACAAACTTTTGCTTCTGTTAAACAGACGAACGGGAAAAGCGGTTTGGAGTCTGGTGAAATGGTTTTGCCAAATACCTACACTGTAGCTATTCAGTACAGAGTTTCTTTTGTTCCAAGCGAGATTTACCAAATTTATTACCGCTCGAGATATTACAAAATTACCTCTGTTCAATTGGACGATCAAAGACAACATAAGGAATATATCATTCAAATGGTAGGTGTGTAATGGGGGTAAAGATTAAAGGATTGGATAAGGCATTAGCTGATTTTGGTAAAAAAGAAGATGCAATTGTTAACGCAGTTCAAAGTGTTTTAGCAGAAACAGCTACTAGTATTGAATTTGAAGCTGCTCTAAATGCTCCAGGTTCTTATCAAATTGGAGATACGTCAATTAATTTAAGTTTTATTTCCCAAAAAATTAATAAAAAATCTTTTAATAATGGGTTATCTTGGAATATTGGTTTAGATGTTCCTATCCAAGGCGAACAATGGGAAGCTTGGATGGAGTTTGGTACTGGTTTAAGTGCGCAACAAATTCTTGGAAGAGCTGGATATACTTCAGAAATAAAAGCTCAAGCTGACAATTTCTTTAGAAATGGTAAAGGTCGTATTATTGGTAGACCTTACTTTTATCCAGCATTCTTTAGAAATACTGATAATTTAGTGAGTGATATGGTAGACGAAATAAATAAAGCTCTAAAATGAGAGATATAGCAACCGACATACGAATTGCAGTAATAAACGCAATTTCACCTTTAGTTCTTAGTGGGGTTACTATTCCAGTAAGAGATACCGAATTACCACCTGGAATTAATCCAGCGGTTTACCAAGGATCTCAATCCTATGTTTTGATTACTGATCAGAATGAAGCTGAAACAACAAACAACGATTGTTCTATTAGACAAAACGTAACATTTCAGATTAGCATTGTTACAAAATTTGCGCAAGGTAGTGGAGGTAAAAAATTATCAGAAAACATCTCCAATGCTATTCAGCAGAAAATGACTTTGGATTATTTGACATTACCAGTGGATTTGCAAGCTATTAATATTAGAAAAAACTTCTCTAGGGTACAGATTGAGCAAGGATCTAGCCAAATAGCTTATCAAAAAATCTTGTCTTATACCTTGGATATTTTCTTCGTGTCTTGATAATTAAAATTTTATGTATATTTGTTAAAACGAATAAGCAATGGCAACATATCAATTAGGCAATTTCTTTACATTCGAGTGGAACTCTCTTCCTGTCGTTTGTAAAACCTCCGCGTCAGTTTCTATTTCCAATGAATCCGTAACCGTTCGAAACGATTGTACTGGTGATTATGGCGTTAGACTTGAAGGCGGTGACAAATCTGGCTCCTTTTCTTTCTCTGGAGATCTTGATTTTGCTTCAACTGGAGCCTCTAACCTTTCAGCTTTTGACTTGATGGAAGACATCGGAAAAGTATTTGAATTGGTTTTTGGAGGTACTGAATCAGGCGACAAAATCATTACTGTTGACGCGCAATTAAACTCAATCGAAATTACTGCGGAAAGAAACTCTCAAGTATCTTTCTCTGGAACTTTCGACTTTGCTGGCGCTCCAGTAATTAGCGTAATACCAACCTAAACAAAATATATGGCTAAGTACCATTCAGCTCCCTACAAAGAGGGAGAGATTTTCTTTTACCCAAATTTGGGCGCTTTGGCGAACTTTGAGGATTTTACAGGGCAAGGAATTGCAGAAGCATTTAGCGGACAAGCAATCCCTAAAATCGAAATGATTTATGCTCTTTTGATTGAGTGTCACAAGGTTGCTTGCGTTCGTAAAGGAACAACTCCTGTAACATTGGAAGAGTTAAAGATTTGGATTGAAGGTAAAGACGTAATGAAGTTGTTTAACGATGTCTTAGCTGATTTGTTGATTGAGCTTGGGCTTGGTGAAAGCCAAGAAAAAAAAATTTAACTGAGTACCAACAAGACGAAGAAGAAGCTTATTCCGCTAGAGAAAATTTAATGCTGATTGTAGGGCGAACAAAAATCCCCTATAATCAGCTTTTTGCTTTATCACGAAAAGAGTTAAAGGCTTTAGTTAAAGGCCACGAAATAGATCAGAAAGACTTGGTTGAATCAATGCGAGTTCACGCTATAATTGGCTTACAGCCACATTTAAAGAAAGGAGCTAATATTTCCCAAGAACAAATTTGGCCTTTACCTTGGGATAAAAAAATAAAGCCATTGGAGTCTACTCCTCAAGACTTTGCTAAAGCGAAGAAATTGTTAGAAATTGCATCTAAACTAGAAAGAAATGTCAAATCCAAGAATAGAAGTTGACGTTGTTGCAAACGTTGCTGGTGTAGCAAGTGGTGTTGCTGCGGCCACATCACAACTTAATAATTTAGGTAATGCTGCACAAGCAACAGCTCCTAAAGTTGATGGTTTAACAAAAGCTACTAGTCGATACAATACTATAGGAATAGATTTTGCTAGAGTAATTCAAGATGCTCCTTTTGGGATTATCGGTGTTGGTAACAACATTACTCAATTGGCTCAATCTTTTTCAGGTTTAGGTAAAGAAGGAGATTCATTAAAAACCAAACTAGGATCAGCTCTAGCTCAAATTTTAAGTTCTGGGAATCTTTTAATTTTAGGTGTATCAGCTTTAACAACTATATTGACTCTTCAACAGCAAGGTTTTTTCAAATCTGAAGAGGCAGCTAAATCATTAAGCGAAAGCCTAGATGAATATAGAGAAAAATTACAAGGCGTTACAAAAGCCAATTTAGAGGGTCAAATTAGCGCTCAAAAAGAAATATCAAATTTTAAACTATTACAAATACAAGCTGAAAATACCAATATTTCTTTAGAAAAAAGACTAGAAGCAGTAGATGAATTAAAAAAACAATATCCTGAATATTTAAAGAGTTTAACCGACGAACAAATATTAACTGGTAAGGTTGGGGAATCTTACCAGAATTTGACAAATGATATTATTGCCCTATCAAAAGCTAAAGCTTTATCCGCTGAATTAGATAAAAAAGCTGGAGACCTTTTAACTCTTAGGTTACAAGAAGAGGATAGAGCAAACAAAATATTAGAATTAAGAGAAAAGCTACAAAGTGCCATAAATAATAAGGTAGACGCTGGAGCTAGGGTTGCGGGTCAATTTACTGCGGAGAATGACGACGCAATGATTATTCAGATGAATATCGATAAATTGATTAAGGAGCAATTAAAAAGTGCTGAGGATAGAAATAAAATCATAAAGGAGCAATTATTTATTGAGTCTCAAATTGTAGAGCAAAGTTCAAAAGGCGCGAATTTTGTAAAAGACACAGGTAAAGAAATTGATGCTAATAAGGAAAAATTAAAACAATATTCTCAGGGCTGGGATGATTATAATTTAGGTATTCAAACCGCTGAAAATTTAACAAATAAACTGACATTTTCGGCAAAAGATTACGAAAAGGCAATTGGAAATGTTTTAACCAGAAATGAATCACTTGGTTTAGTTCCAGAAGTTACTGGCGATAATGCTTGGGATCAATATACGTTTTCTGTTTATCAATTTAGAGATGCGTCTATTAAAGCTAATGAGGAAATTACTAACACATCAACAAAAGCTTTAGAATTTGCTGATAATCTTAAGAAGATTCAAGATAAAGAAGTAAAAATAAAAATCAATGACGCAGAATTTGGTGAGCAAGTTCAAAACACTTTACCATTTATTCAACAACTAGAAACTGCTCTAAATCCTAAAAAATTTACTGATTTTGAGCAAAGAGTTTCAGATTTTGCATTTACCGTTCGTGATCTTTTACAAAATAATTTAGCAAATGCATTTGTAGATTTAGGTTATACAATTGGCGAATCTTTAGCCGCTGGAGGCAATGTAATTCAGGCGGTTGGTCAATCTGTATTAAGATCATTCGGGAAATTCTTAGGCCAATTTGGAGAGCAATTGATTGCGTACGGTGTTGCAACCATTGCCTTTGGTAAAGCTTCAATTGGTTTGTCTAATCCATTTACTGCTATCCCATCTGGAGGTTTAGCAATTGCGGCAGGCGTTGCCTTAACTGCAATCTCTGGAATTATCGGTTCACTTGGTAAAAAAGGACCAGGTGGCGGAGGAGGTGGCGGAGGAGGTGGATCTGTAGGTTCTAGCGGAGTTGGAGGAGGTAGTCAATTTGCTGGCGGTGGCGCACAAGGAGGAATGTTTGCAGCTCAAAGAGATTTGAACGGTGAATTGGTAGTTAGAGGCCAAGACTTGGTTTATGTATTTGGACAAGCAAATAACAGGATAAATAAAGGATAATGAACGATTATAGGCTTTTGCTTGCAGTTCGTGAAGGACTTGGCACAATTACAGTTAACGGAGTAGCTCCTTTAGAATTTTACACAGAGGGAGCAACTCTAACAATTGCAGTTGTTCCAGATGCTGGATTCCACGCAGCTATGTGGTATACTTCGCCGGGTAATACTTTCTTATCCTCAGCGCTTTCGTTTAGCTTTACGATGCCAAGCGCAGATACAAAAATGTATGTCGTTTTAACTGGTCAAAACGTACCGATTAACGATTACGGATTAAAATACCAAGGCGGTTACGCGACTAACTACGGCGGTAATGTTTGGGACTTGCAAATACAAAAACAAGGCTATTCTGGGGCCGTTACGCCGCTCCAAATTAACGACATAACTTACAGCTGGGGTAATACAGGAAACGACCCATTAGAGACGATTATAGGCTCCTCTGTTGATTTTACAATTGCTGGCGAGACTGGAGATTTTAACGAGTTTCTAGTTGGCGGCAACCGAACTTGGAAAGTAGTTTTAAGTCAAATCGGTACTAATAACGATATAACGGATTGGCAACAAGTTAACAATACAAATAACTTTAAATCAGTTGTTTACGGGAACGGCAAATTTATTGCATTACCAAGCGCTAACCAACTTATTTGGTATTCAACAGATGGAATAAATTGGACTTCTATTGGAGTACCCGGATTTTTTGCAAGTCAAATTGCTTTTGGAAATGGTCAATTTGTGTCTGTTGGTTATGTGGGTGGAGTTACGCCAACTGCATATGTTTTTACATCTGTAGATGGATTAACTTGGACAAGCAGAACACCAGCCTCAAACGATATTTATGGAAATTTACACTATGGAAATGGATTATGGGTTGCAATTGCTTTAAATAGTTACACGTCTGGAGCGATTATGACCTCACCAGATGCTATTACTTGGACATTACAAACAATGCCAGCTGGTGTTGGCGGTTTAAGTGGTATTACATACGGAAGAGGAGTTTGGGTAGCAACTACAATTGCAAGTCCAGCAACATTTATAATTTCTTATGATGGAATTAGTTGGAATGATTTAAGTACTGGTTTTGGGAGTACTACTATTTTTTATCAAAACGGAATTTTTACAACAGGTTACCATTATTCAACAGATGGAATAAATTGGATTCCTACTGGAGCAAATTTATCACCTAGAGCAATAACTTACGGAAACGGATATTTTATTGCAGTTTTTGAAACTGGCGTAAATAGAATTTATTATTCTGAAAACGGAATAAATTGGACAGGATTGCCAGTATCAAATACAACTTTTTTGGGTGCTGCTTTTGGTAATAATACATTTGTTGCAGTTGGTCAAGGTGGCACAAACAGAATAAACTACCTTTTGTTTGAAGGAATCCAATCTTTCTTTACTGGTTTTATTGCGCCTGACTTTATTACCTCTCAATTTAAAAGCGGGCCTAAACTATTTGAGTTTACCGCAATTGACGGACTGAAAGGTTTAGATTCTATTAGGTCAAATTTCTCTAGCTGGCCAGACCCACGAACTCAAGCGCTTTCCGCTGTAGTTGGTGCCTTAAATCAAAGCTATATTGATAAGCGAGACGTATTTGTTGGCGTTAACATTCACGAAACTAGAATGGACGATGCGATTACCCCGTTTAGACAATTTAACGTCCCTTTAAACGCAATTTTTACCGATGGAGAGACGGCTAAGTTTACCAATGGAGTAAGAATCGAAAACGAGCAATTGTATTTAAAAGATACTATTGAGCGGATGGTTAATCCTTTCTTGGCTCGCGTATTCTTATGGAGAGACAAGTTTTACGTTATCCGTTTGAATGAGTATAATAAAATTAGCTACCAAGCTTTCGTATTTGACCCTAACCAATCGCTTTTAGTGAGCGAAAACATTGTTAATGGAGACGATATTAACGCGGATATAAATAGACCAGAGGAAACGGCAAGAAGGGTATTTACAGAGTTCAACGCTTTCCTAAATTTAGGCGTTTTGGATAGAGATAGCCAAGGAGGCGTTTTCGATGCTAAGTTTTTATCAGCGGAATGGAATTTAAATAACGCTGCTTCGCCTTACCCAAATACTTACCAATTAAAGCTTTGGGATTACCATAATGCGATACCAAGCTTGCAGCCGTCAAGCGTTCCAAGTGGTGCAACGGCTTTGGTGCAATACGTTGCGGATTCTAGCGGCGAATATTGCCAGATTTGGACAACAACCACAACGGCTGGAGCAAGCGACCCAAATATTAGCTACATTTCTGCAAATACAAATACCACAGGCGGAGCCATTACAATTGCGCAAGAAAATGCCAATACCATTTCTTTGACCTTTGAATATATGGTCGAAAAAGTTGGTGATTTTCCAATTACTCCAGCTGCTGGAACGCATTCCGTTGGGTTAATGGTTAAAATTGGTAATCAGTATTTATATAGAGATACCACCACGACTTTCGATTGGACTTCTACGGCTACGGTTATGCAGTTCGCGGTTACCGCTGGCTCTGTTTGGAATAGCATTGCAATTAATAACGTTTTAGTCCCAGTTGATGGCGAAGTTGAGATTAGGCTTTACCAATTGATTTGCAACGGAGGAACGGCTAATCGTTACGTTATCCGATACGATAACCTTTCGCTAAAGATTGAAAAAACGGACGGATTATCGCTTTCTAAATTAGGCGTTAAAGGTATTACTGGTTCGCCTTACGCAAACGTGCATCCAGACTATAATACTTACATTGGAGACGCGATAACAAGCAATTCAGCCTCAGCAATGCAGTTGTTAATCGCTAACAATCCAGTAACTGAGGAATGGAGCCGAGATGGAGTAGAATCGTTACCTTTGTTGGACATTATAATACAAGAATTAGCTAACTTGAAAGGGCGAACTAATTACAGAATTTTGGCAACTTTAGAACGTAGACCAATCGAACCTTGGCGCTCGTTTTTGTATAACGGACGATATTGGGCGCTAATGAGTTACCAATTAGATTGCCGAACTGGAACCGCACAAATTGAGCTTTACGACTTAGGAATTGAACCAACGACATAAATGGAAGACGTTAATATTAGCAAATACAGAGCGAGCGTAGTAAGGGAAGGAAGCAAACCAGCTTCCCCCGGCTTTGTAGTTTCCGAGGGACAAAGTCCAACCGACCCAGCTGGAACAGGCCAGAACCATTTACCCGTAACAATTGCCGCGGCTTCTACTGGTTTGTCAATTACTGAATCGCAAATTTTGAGCGGAGCGGGAACGGTTGCGCAATACATTCGAGGCGATGGCTCTTTGGCGGATTTCCCAGAGGCAAGCGGAGGCGGTTCGTCTATTAGCTATTATTTGAACGGCTCAATTAACCAAGGTACAATTGGCGGAGTTGCTTATAAGGAATTGAGCAAGGTTCCCATTTTGGGAGCTGGAACGGATTTTACAATTAATGCAGACGGCTACATTGCCTCGTTTTTAACGGATGCTGGCGACCCAAATTTGCTAGAAATTCCCGGAGGTAACTGGAACTTTGAAACCTACTTTAGTTCGTCAAGTAGCGGAGGTACTCCAACCTTTTACGTTGAGCTTTATAAGTACGATGGGACTACTTTCACGCTGATTGCTTCAAATAGTGGCTCGCCTGAGTTTATAGCTTTTGGCACGACATTAACGGCTTATTTCAGTACTCTTGCAGTACCGACAACGACTTTGGCTTTAACAGATAGGCTTGCGGTTCGTTATTACGTTACTCATTCAGGACGTACAATTACTTTGCATACTGAAAACAACCATTTATGCCAAATTGTAACCACATTTACGACTGGTTTAACGGCTTTAAATGGCTTGACCGCTCAGGTCCAAAACTTTGCGGTTGGAACATCTGGAACAGACTTTGCAATTGCGAGCGCAAGTGCAACGCATACGTTTAACCTACCGACTGCAAGCGCTACAAATCGAGGCGCTTTGAGTTCAGCGGATTGGACGACATTTAACAACAAAGAAAACGCCATAACCGCTGGCACGACCGCGCAATACTTTAGAGGCGACAAAACGTTTCAAACGCTTAATACTAGCGTTGTACCTGAGGGGACTAATCTTTATTATACAGAGGCTAGGGTAAACGCCAACACAAACGTAGCAGCAAATACCGCCGCAAGGCATAACGCGGTTACGTTAGGCACGGCTAACGGATTGAGTTTATCAACGCAAGTTTTATCCCTTGGATTGGCAAGCGCTGGCGTTACTGGCGCTTTGAGCGGAACGGATTGGAGTACCTTTAATAGCAAGCAAAACGCTTTAACGCTTACAACTACTGGCTCAAGTGGCGCGGCTACTTTGGTAGGTAGTACTTTAAACATTCCAATTTACTCGCCAGATTTAAGCGGCTACGTTCCAACAAGTAGAACAATAACAATTAACGGCACGACTCAAGACCTGAGCGCAAACCGCACGTTTAACGTGGGAACTGTTACGTCTGTAGGCTTATCCTCAGCAACTAGCGGCGTAACGATTGGCTCAAGTCCAATTACCACAAGCGGAACTATTACCTTAGCAATTGCAACGGCTAGCGGCTCGCAAAATGGCTTGTTATCAAGTACGGATTGGACAACGTTTAACTCTAAGCAAAACGCTTTAACCAACCCAGTAACTGGAACTGGCACGACTAACTACTTGCCAAAGTTTACGGGAGCGTCTACGATTGGGAATAGCGCTTTACAAGAAATAGGAGGTAGTTTAGGTTTGGGAGTAACGCCACAAACTTGGTGGTCAAGTAGAAGAGCGTTGGAAATATTTGCTGGAGGTGCTTTTGCTGGAGTTAATGCTGGATGGATGGAGGTTTGGGGAAATGGTTACTTAGATGGAACTGTTACAAGTAGATATTTGCAAAATGGAGTGGCAGGTTTATATCAAACTGGAAATTTATCTACCAATTCTCACCAATGGTATACCGCAACATCAGGCACGGCTGGAAATGCAATTACTTGGGTTCAATCGATGACCCTAACCAGCGGAGGCAACCTCCTAGTCGGCACAACCACAGACAACGGAGCAAGGTTGCAGGTTAGTGGGACGTTGACAGCAAGCAGTACAACATTAACGGCTTCTGCAAATACTTATGCTGGTGGGTCTTTAAAATTAACTTCTTTTACTGGAGGTACAAACATTTTTTTAACTAGTGTTAGCGGACTTTTTGCTTTATCAAATGGAGGAGGTGCTGACCATTTATTAATAGCCTCCACTGGCGCAGCGACCTTTAGCAGTAGCGTGACGGCAGTTTCATTAAGGTCTGTTGACCCAGCAAATACATTCTCAGCAACATTTGGAGCAAACTCTGCAACGCCAAATTGGGTTGCTGTTGGGACAATTGGCGGAGTTCCTTCTATTAATGGTTATACTAATACCTTCTCTGCTACTACTAATTTAGCATTGCAGCCAAACGGAGGAAACGTCTTGATTGGAAATACAAGCGCATATACATCTAGGCTTACGGTACAGGCAGCTGCTGCAAATAGACCAGCGATAAAAGCTGGATTTGGAGCATCATCTGGTAATGGATATTGGGTGTTAGGAGATAATTATACTCTTGATGAATCTTTAACGTCTTATGGAATAGACTATTCTTCTGGTGACTTAGTCTTAGGTTCAATAGTTGCTCCATCTACAACAACAAGTGGCGCATTTATTTCAACTCAGGCGCAGTTCGGTAATCTTGGGTCAGCTATTAGAGCTGGCAATAGTGGCGACATTTACTTCTTTAGAGGTACTTCTACTTCAGTTGTATCTATTGGAGGGGCAAAGTCAATGACTGAAAGTATGCGAATAAATTCCAGCGGCAACCTCCTAGTCGGCACAACCACAGACGCTGGATATAAACTAGATGTCAACGGAACGGGTCGTTTTAATGGTGATTTAACGCACGCTGGAGCTTCAGCAACAAGTATATTAAATATTTATACTGTTGGCGGAACAGTCTATAATTATAGTGGAGTTTCTGGTTCAACAAACTCTATTATTAACGGTAGCGTTTTAGGAGATACTGTAATAAGAACAATTAATAAATCAATATTATTTTCTACAAATAACGGTAGTACGTCAGCTTTAACAATAACCTCCAGCGGCAACGTTGGGATTGGTACGACAACGGACAACGGAGCAAGGTTGCAAGTAAACGGGGCAGCGACTTTCAGCAGTACTTTAGATACATCTGGAAGAGTTACAATAACCGCTGATTCAGGAAACGAGCAATTTACTATTAGACGGGCAAGTAATACAAACGCTCAATTAATTAGTGGCGTTCATTCTAGCAGTTATGCGTGGATTCAATCAATTGAGCAAAACGTTGCTTATAGACCTTTAGTTTTAAATAGAGACGGTGGCAACGTCTTGATTGGAACGACAACTGCTCAATCAGGTACTAGATTACAAGTTGCTGGAGTTATGGATGTTTGGTCAAGTTCAAACACTTTATTAAGATTTAACCACGACGGGACAAGGG